GGCCAACGTGTTCAAGCACAGTATTATCCATCTGGTACAAACAGTGATAGCACTGCGATCAAGGCATATGTTGTTGACGATCCAAACGTACTATTCCAAGCTCAGCTTGATGGTGCAGGAGCGCAAACAATCATTGGCAGCAATACATTCTTTGCAGCAGCACAGTCTACCTCAACTGGTAACACCACGACAGGTAACTCTACATCTGCATTGGACGCTACGGTCAAGACTGCCGCAGCGGCGTTCCGTATTGTTTCACATGTGTCAGATGCTGCTGATGCGTTCCCAGATGTACTTGTAAAGTTCAATCCGGGCGCTCACCAGATGACCAATAACGTAGGCTTATAAGGAGGTTAAATCATGGCTATTTCACGCGCCCAGCTCCTTAAAGAGCTATTACCGGGTCTGAATGCATTGTTTGGTTTGGAGTACGGCAAGTACGAAGACGAACATGCTGAGATCTATGAAACTGAAACTTCAGAGCGTAGCTTTGAAGAGGAAGTTAAATTGAGCGGATTTGGAGCCGCCCCTGTGAAAGCAGAAGGTGCTTCAATTTCTTATGACAACGCACAGGAATCATTCACTGCGCGTTACAATCATGAGACAGTCGCAATGGGCTTTTCTATTACAGAAGAGGCTATGGAAGACAATCTTTATGATTCGCTCTCTGCTCGTTATACCAAAGCTCTTGCTCGCGGTATGGCGTACACAAAGCAAACAAAGGCTGCTTCTTTGTTGAACACAGGCTTCACCACCTTTAACTCAGGTGATGGCGTTACTTTGTTTAGCACAGCGCACCCAACCGTTGAGGGCACCACTAACGCTAACCGCCCTGCAACTGATGCTGACTTGAATGAAACCTCACTTGAGCAAGCTGTTATTGATATTGCCGCGTACACTGATGAACGTGGTTTGTTGATTGCTGCTCGCCCTCGTAAGCTGATCATTCCACCAGCATTAATGTTTGTTGCAACTCGCTTGTTGGAAACAACTCTGCGTGTTGGTACAGCAGATAATGATATCAACGCACTTAACTCAAACGGGTCTATCCCAGAGGGTTATGCGGTGAACCACTATCTGACAGACAATGATGCCTTCTTCATCACAACTGATGTGCCTAACGGCATGAAGCATTTTGTCCGTACCGCTATGCAAACAGGCATGGATGGTGACTTTGACACTGGTAACGTGCGCTACAAAGCGCGTGAGCGTTACAGCTTTGGTGTATCAGATCCATTGGGAATCTACGGTTCTCGCGGAGCATAATAGTTCAATAGAACTTTTATCGGTAAAGGGGTGGCGAAAGTTGCCCCTTTATTTTTTTTGTTTCTATGTTAATATCTCCACATCCCTGACAGGCACATGGTGTGTCTGACTAACCCAGACAGGAGATTAACATGGGTACTACTACTTTTTCTGGTCCTATACGGGCTGGCAATATCCGTAACACAACTGGCACTACAGTAGGTGGCGACATTGCAAATGTTGGCTACGTTGTAATGATGCAGACTCACACGATGGATCTGTCTAACGGTGCTATTGCTGCTGGCGCAACCGACATGGTTATCCCAGCTAATTCAAAAATTATTGATTGTATTGTTGACTTATCTACAGCGGCAAACGCAACAACCAACATTAGTGTTGGTGATACTGTGGGTGGTGCAACCACAATCTTAAACACATTGGCTACGGGCACAACTGCGGGTCTCAAGACTGTCACCACACAAGGTGGTGGTACGGGTGAGTGGTCCAATACGGGAACTGCTGATTTGAAACTTACAGTTACTGCATCTGCCGCTACTAACGCTGGTGTTGCTGTAATTACAATTCTGTATGCACAGGCATATAACACAGCGGTTCAGCCGTAAGGAGTCCTAGATGGCTGGTCAAGAAATACGGGCATTTAATGTCTCAACATCAGGATTTAGTGCAGGGGTTGTTGGCCCCTCACGAAGTCGCATACAGGGCATCTTGGTGTATGCCACTAACACTACAGCCTTTACCATTAAGAATGGTTCCGCATCAGGGGCCACTCTGTTGGATCTAACTATTCCAGCGGGATGGAACGATGTATTTCTTCCTAATGATGGAATCCTTGCCGACAATGGTGCGTATGTTTCTGCATTATCTGGCACAGGATCAGTGATAACTTTATTACTGGAGTAATATTGTGGCTGAGAAAAAGGCTAAATCAAAAAAAGATCCTCGCCTAGCACGGGCGGGGGTTTCTGGATTCAACAAGCCTAAGCGCACACCAAGTCACCCAAAGAAGTCACATGTTGTTGTGGCTAAAGAAGGTGAGAAGGTTAAGACAATTAGGTTTGGAGAGCAGGGCGCTAAGACAGCAGGCAAACCAAAAGCTGGCGAAGGCGACAAGATGAAAAAGAAACGTGCAAGCTTTAAAGCCCGTCATGGTAAGAATATCAAAAAGGGCAAGATGAGTGCTGCATATTGGGCTGATAAGGTGAAGTGGTAATGGCTATCTCGCGTTCTCAGATGGGCAGTCAACTTGTAGGAAACAGAGTTTCTACAGGTGACGATTCTAAAGATCTTGAAATTATTCGTATGGGCAAAGGTGGTAAAACCAAAAGCCGTGTCAACGAAGCTGGAAACTATACAAAGCCAACTATGCGGAAGAATTTGTTCAATAAGATTAAAGCTGGTGGAAAAGGCGGTAAGCCGGGTCAGTGGTCAGCGAGAAAAGCCCAAATGCTTGCCAAACAATATAAGGCTAAGGGTGGGGGCTATAGAGGTTAATGGCGCTCAAGAAGTCACAGAAGAGCTTGAAGTCTTGGACAAAGCAGAAGTGGCGAACAAAGTCTGGCAAGCCATCTACGCAAGGAAGTAAGGCTACAGGCGAGCGGTATCTTCCTGAGAAAGCTATCAAGTCTTTGACCTCTGCGGAGTACGCCGCTACTACGAAGAAGAAACGCGAGGCCACCAAGAAGGGCAAACAGGTTGCCAAGCAGCCTAAGAAAATTGCAGAAAAAACCAAACGGTTTAGGAGCGTAGTGACATAATGGCTGTAATAACCCCCGACATGCCAGAGATTTTTGAGGAAGCTTTTGAGAGGGCTGGCCTTGAGATGCGTACTGGTTACGATCTTAAAACCTCACGAAGAAGTCTGAACCTTTTAACATTGGAGTGGCAGAACCGTGGCCTTAATCTCTTCACTATCGAAGCGGGTACGCTCGCTGTTACAGCGGGCACGGCAACGTATACCCTTCCTACGGACACAATCGACATCATCGAACATCAAATTCGTACTGGAACGGGCACAAACCAAGTCGATACAGCCCTCGAAAGAGTCAGTGTCGCAACCTACGCGCAGCAAACAAACAAAAACACGCAAGGTAGGCCGACCCAAATCTACGTCCAAAGGCTCCCGACAGAAACAAAAGTAACTCTGTGGCCTGTTCCTGACAGCACAACAACATACACGATATCTTATTTTAGATTAAAAGGCATTGATGGCCTTTCATCTGGCGTGGGTTCTACAATAACATCTGTACCCCCACGGTTTGTGCCCTGCTTGGTAGCTGGTATGGCTTACTATATTGCCATGAAAAAGAATCCTCAGATGGCAGCTAACTTAAAGCAAGAGTATGAGTTCCAATTCCAGCTTGCTGCTGGTGAAGATGAAGAGACAGCATCAATTAAGTTTGTTCCATTTAACACATTCATGATGGGTGCGGGATGAGCTACGCAAGAGGCAAATATGCTTTTGGTTTTTGCGACAAGACAGGATTTAGATATCCTTTGTCTGACCTTGTGCCTGAGTTTAACAATGGCGTTAAGACTGGATTTCTAGTTGGGCGTGACGTTGTTGACCCAGATCAGCCACAAAACTTTCTTGGCAGAGTTAAGATAAATGATCCTCAGTCTTTGAGGAATCCAAGGCCAGATACATCCTTACAAGCTAGTCGTGGCTTGTTTGGTTTTAATCCTGTGTGGAATGACGCACAGTTTATGACTGCACAGGCTGGTTCTGTAAATATCAACATAACTTAGGAGTAAAAGCTATGATGAAGAAAAAAGGCTATAAAAAAGGCGGAGCTATGAAGAAGAAGCCCGTTGCAATGAAGTCGGGCGGAAAGATGCCCATGGTCACAAAGAATGGAAAAAAAGTTCCAGCATTTGCTGCTGATGGCGTGGGTAAAATGAAAAAGGGCGGCACTACTAAAAAGAAGATGGGTGGCGCTATGAAAAAGAAGGGCTACGCAAAGGGCGGTGCCATGAAGAAAAAAGGTTATGCCAAGGGTGGTGTAGCTAAGAAAATGTCTGGCGGCACAATGGCAAGAGGTAGTGGTGCAGCTAAGCCGCAGAGGTTCCGCAAAAACGGATAGATTTAATTTGGGGGGGAATTAATTGGCGTATTTGCAGAGTAACATACCGCACTTCAAGTGTTGGGTTCGCCGTGAGTATACTCACAATCATGAACAATACCACGGCGAGTTCTTACATGCGATGGCAATAGCGGTAACGACAATGCCAAATAGATGCTTGAGCTTTCAAGTTATCTTTACGGGATGTGAGGCAGATGAAGAAGGAGATGAGAATGTACACGGTGGCGCAATGTGGGCGAGAATGCCTATAACCGCTCTTGTAGCCGATGAGCCACTCAATGAGTGGCCTTCTGCTATGGCTGTGCATGATGCCCAGCCTTGGGACTGTTCGTCCTATAATCACGCTGTGTACGTCTTGGACAGGGCAACACCATGTCCTTGGTTGGCAAAGATAGATGGGAACATGTACCCTGCTAAATATATGTTCACTGTTGATTACTCTGAGAGCGAGATAGCAGATGACCCAGCGCAGCATAAACAAAGTCATGTTATGCAGCTTCTAGATGCTGGAGAATGGACTGGAAATGTGGTGGCACTGCCTAACAATCGTGTAAGGGTTACTCACCCTGCGTGGTTCGAGACTGGCACGGGTGCCCCAGACTTCAAGCCATCACAACATATACACTATTCAAAATCCGATTTAGACTATACTATGGATGTCAACAAAATATTCGATAACCTGTACCAAGAGGAATAAGTTCAAATGAACTATTCAGAACTTACGCAAGCGATCAAAGATTATACGGAGAACACAGAGAGTACCTTTGTGACAAATATCCCTAACTTTGTGCGTCAGGCTGAAGAGCGGATCTTTAGGGATATCACAATTCCAGAGCTACGCAGAAACGTCACGGGTAACGTGACTGCTGGTAATAAATATGCTGCGCGGCCTGATGATTTTCTCGCCACGTTTTCTTTAGCTATTATTAACGGCACAACATATACTTACCTTTTGGACAAAGAGGTGAACTTTGTGCGGGAAGCATACCCCGATACTACAGTGCAGGGTTTGCCGCAGTATTATGCAATATTTGATGGAGATACCGCGACAGGTCATGGTAACTTTTTACTTGGCCCTACGCCCGATGCAGCATACGACTTGGAGTTGCATTACTATTATGACCCACCTTCTATTGTTACCTCTGGCACATCTTGGCTAGGTGACAATGCGGAGGCAACACTGCTTTACGGATCTCTTATAGAAGCATATACGTTCATGAAGGGCGAAGGTGATATGGTTCAGTTATATAATGAAAGATATTCATCAGCCCTCATTAATATGGCTTCTTTAGGGGCCAAGTTGAGAACTGACACATACAGGCGACCTGCCGCGTAGGAGATAAGGTATGGCAATAATTCAAACAACATGTACGTCTTTTAAGCTTCAGCTTTTAAAGGCAGAGCATGATTTTGATGCACATACGTTTAGAATAGCTTTGTATTCTAGCACGGCATCTTTGGGTGCGGATACGACTGTTTATAGTACAGCAAACGAAATAACCAATACAACTGGAACGGCATACACTGCGGGGGGTAAGCCGTTGACAGTGACATCTACATTTCCAAAGACCTCTGGCACTACCGCTATTGTGGACTTTGATAATATTTCATGGACTGACGCAAGCTTTACAGCAAGGGGTGCGCTGATCTATAACGCGAGTGCTTCCAATAAAGCCGTTGCTGTGTTAGACTTTGGAAGCGACAGAGTTGCTAGTGATAGTACCTTTGAAATACAATTCCCCGTAGCGGATGCCACATCTGCTATAATTCGCATAGCATGATAGGAGTTATCTAAATGGCGAGCTTTAACAAAGTAAACGATTTTGTGGTAAACGCAGTCCACAACATGGATCTAGCAAGCGACCAGCTTGCTGTGGCCTTAACAAATACTGCGCCGGGAAGTGAATCAAGCAACCCAACCGCAGATGGTAATGGTATTGTTGGTAATCTTACCCAGATCAGCTATAGCAATGTATCTTCCCGCAATCTTACGACAAGCTCATCATCACAGTCTGGTGGTGTATATAAGTTGGTTGTTGCAGATCTTACGCTCACTGCCTCTGGTACGGTTGGTCCATTCCGTTACATTTATATTTTTGATGATACGGTTAGCTCTCCAGCAGATCCAATCATTGGGTACTATGACTATGGCACTTCATTGACGCTGAACAACGGTGATACTTTCACCTTAGACTTCAGCCCAAGCAATGGTGTCATTCAACTAACATAAGGCAGTATCATGGCGAAGCTCTTTAACAGGGCCAAGATGACAACCAGTACCACGGGTACTGGCACAATCACACTTGGCAGTGCGTCTACGGGGTTTCAGAGTTTCGCGGATGCTGGGGTTAGTAACGGTGACGTAGTACAGTACGTCATTGAAGAACTTTCTAACTTTGAAATAGGAACTGGTACATATACCGCTTCTGGCACAACCCTTACAAGGACTGTGCAGGAG